ACGTCAACAACCGGCGGAACCCACGGCAGCGGCAGACTCACAACCGGCGGGTTGATCTGGTTTTCGATCTGGAGCGAGACGTTGGTTTCGATGGCCGATTGATCGACTCCAGAAGCAAAACACCATCCGAGAATCTGCTCCTGCGTCAGGTCTTTGTACGGAGTGAAATCGCCACTCGGAGCCGAGAATGAGGTCGATCCGTAGCACGTTCCGCTGAACGATTCCTGCGAGCCGTTGCAACGCCAGTCGGCGGTGACAACAACGTCCGTGAGAGAACCTTCTGCGGGTTTAACTAGAAGGCGTTCGATGAGCCAGAGGATGGTCATGGTAGGTATGAATTAGGCGTTGGCGATTGTGGTAACAGTGCCGGAAGATCCACGGTACTTCAGCGCACCGGATTCGACGTAGAGCTGACCCATTCCAGCGGGGGAGGTGCTTGGAGCAGTAGCATTAGCAAGACCAAGAACCTTAGCGGCAGAAGTTCCAAACGTGCTAACTCCGATGCCAATATTTCCAGCATTATCAATCCGCATCTTCTCGGTAGCAACAGCATCCTGCTCCGAGGTGTAGAACACCAACCCCATCCGCCGTCCAAACGCAGCGTTGTCCAGATTGATACCGTAAACACCCGATGTCTTCAGGAAGCTGCCAGCGGTATAAGCAATAGGATTGGTGAGGAACGTGATACCAACCAGTGAGTTGAAACTATTGTTTACGTTGTCGGCGTTCGCTCGGATAAGCTGTTCACGAATCTGACCAGCACCAGTAAGAACTGCGTCTTGAACGTGAAACTTGGTGATAGGACTCGCACCAATCCCAAGTCCATTGGCATTCAGGGTCATCCGAGTGCCGCCTGCGCCGTCGCTGAATGTGAAGATTCCTGAATTGCTAATGTTTAGCAGCGGATTTGTGCCATCCTGAGTCTGGAAAGTGGTTCCAGTAACAGTCCTTCCACGAATAAACAATCCGGCTGCCGTATCGGAATAAATGGTCAGCAAACCACCAAAATTGATGGCAGTCGCATTCGCCAGATTTACTCCACCGTTAGCCGTCAGTGCGCCGGTGATGGTGGCGGAGGCGAGGGTGGCGGTGGGACTGGTAGCAAGAAGTTGGTTCAGCGTGACCTTCTTGGTCGTTCCGGTCGCTGCCATTGACGTATCCGAAACGTCCACAATGACCAACGGATCATTTGCCGGATCGGTTCCGGTTCCAGTGCTGGCAAGTGCTGTAATCTTAGAGTCTGGCATGGTGTAAAAGCGTCAGTCGGTTATGAGTGAGAAAACAATCTTTGAGGTCCCGTCTTCTTGTGTCACAAGAAAATCGTTCTCTTGCAGCATATTCCGTGCGGCAGGAGGATACGGATCAATCGCTGAATCACCTTCAGCGGCTAGATCCAATGACAGGTCCAGCGTCATTAAGCGCGAGCGAGATATGCGACAACTTTACCGGAAGCCAATTGGAAGCTGGTGATGCGTCCGCGCAAAATGAAACCAGTCGGGAGCGTAATTCCGGTCCAAGTTCCGCTGATTCCGAGACCAGCAATGCTAGTCAAGACAGCAGCTTCGACGACTTGGATTGCGACATAACCAGCGGATTGCAGCGCGGTGGTGGTAACGGGAAGGAATCCCTGAAACCCCATCGAATCCTGCGTTGCAATATCGGTTTGAACAGCCATTTTGTTTTTCGGTTAGAGGGGAGGCCACCGGAACTTTCCAGCAACCTCCCCAATTTTAACGGTTAACCTTTACGAACTTTCGGCGCTAAAGCTCCCTGTATCCACAGTACGAGTTTGCCTCCCTCAGGAACAGAAGCAGTGTTGAAGTTGTCGCGTTGGAGAGCCGCATCAACTTCGGGACCAGAAACGAGCTTAGTCTTGCCGTTCTTGTCCACTGCAACAGTAGTAGCGATACGCATATCCTTTAGGATTAAGCGGTCACCAGAATCTCAGCTTGCGTCGCATCACCAACGCCAGCACCGAACATAATGTCGTAGCTCGCGTAGTGGCTGCGAGTAGAGCGGCTGTACCAGACCGACAGGAGCGCGGACAGACCGTTGGGGGTCGTCACAACACGTTGCTCGATGAACTCACCAGCGATCATTCCAACCGGCAGACCGCTCGCAATCGCGATAGCGTCAGGACCGCAGACAAAGCCCACGGTGTTGGCAACCGCGCTAGTCCAGCGGTTGTTCTCAGCGATCAAGTCGAATCCGAACTTGCCGTTCGCCAGAGCAGCGTAACGAGCGTCAGGGAAGGTGTTGGTAGCGGCAGAGAACTGCAAGCGAGCCAAGTGTCCACCGTCCAAGATCAAGCTCTTGCTGCGGTAATTCTTGGCGAGAGCCAAGATCGCAGGGAGGTCGCTAGTGTCGAAGTTGGCAGCAGTGCCAATGGTGACCGGCGAATCGTAGTTGCCAGCGATCATCAGCGCGGTGACGACATCGGAGATGCCGTTCGCGAAGAGGTCAGCGGAACCCTGAGCGAGATCGGCCAACTGGAAACCCTGATTGAGTTCCTGCTGGGTCAGGGAGAAGCTCTTGGTGATCTGGTTCACCGAGACGGTCGTCGCAGCCAGAGTCGAATCATCGTTCGTCTCGAAGTTGCTGGTGTTGGTCTGAGCAACAGAACCAGTGGTGAAACGCTTCACGCGAACGGTAGCGCGGGGACGGAGGTTATCCAGACCCACGTTGCGGCTGAAGCCATCGAGCATCGCCAGCTTGTTGGTGGCAATCGTGATAACCGCATCAGCGAGGTAATCAACGACCAACGTCGAGGTGAAGGTGTTGGTGTTCTGCGGAGCGTGGATGCCGTTCTGACGAATCAGTTCGCTGTGGTTCTCGATCAGGAACTTGCGACGCTCAGCACCGGCTTTGAAAGACTTGTGCTGCTCAAGCAACGGATTGCCCAAGTTCTGGATCACCGGACGCACCGGCTCAGGAGCAGGAGCGGCAGCGGGAGCCTTCAGCGAAGCTTCCAGAGCGGAGAGCTTAGCCATGATGGTAGCGAGATCAACGGAAGCGGCAGGAGCAGCCGCAGCCGTCACAGTAGTGCTATCGGACATATTTGTGTCGGGTTGTTGTGTTGGTTGCGGCAAAGAAGCTTTGCCAGTTTCGCTGATAGCTTGATTGCCATCGGCAGAAAGTTTGTCGTCTAGGGATTCGTCTTCCTCCCCTTCTTCACGCTCAATTTGAGCGTACAGAGCGCGGAACCAATCGCGTCCAGCAGCACCGCCCCAGAGGTTGGCAGCTACGTCAGCGGGACTGTTAGGTTCAGCCTCAAGAAAGCGTTCGTTGCGTCCCCACCAAGCGTTAGCTTTTTGGACCTTATCTTCGGTGGGAGCTTCACCAGCAACGAGTGATTCAGCCTCAAGAACCGTCTGCTTCTCAAGACCTTCACCAGCAAGACCTTCAGCGTATTGCTCAAGACCTCTGCGGAGGTTGTTCTTGACCGTCTCGGGAGCCGTCTTGGTGACCGCTCGCGGATGCCACTTCGCAGCCATTGCAAGCTGTTTGATGGGCTTATCCACCAAGCCAAAAGCAATTGCTTCAGGAGTAGTAAACCAAGTCTCCGCTTTCATTGCAGCGCGGATAGACTCGGGACTGCGACCAGTCTTTTTGGCATACACTCCAACCAATACTTCAGCGTGTTGATCCAAAGCATCAGCCATTTTCCGCATATCCTCCGAAGTACCGGAAGCCATGCCGGAAGGATCGTGAATCATTATCAACGCAGCGTCGGCCATCTCGACCTTATCACCAGCGAGAGCAATGATCGAAGCGATAGAAGCCGCAATTCCGACAACGCGAGTAGTCACCGGAGCGCGACGACCGCGCAACTGGTTGTAAATCGACAACCCATCCCAAACGTTACCACCGGGAGAGTTGATCTCTACCAAAAGCGGACCATTGCCCACTTCGTTGAGAACATCAGAGAACTGCTTGCCAGATAGACCGCCACCACCAAACCAATCCTCACCAATCTGGTCGAAGATCTGAATGGTCGCAGTCTCACCAGCGGAAGCCGCTGGAGCGTAATAAAGCCAGTCGCTTTTCTTAGTGAAGCTCATTCTGTTTTCTTAGCTCGCGGCTTGCGTTGTTTCTTTACTACAGCAGTGACAAGTGTGTCGTCAACTACAGGAGAAGCGTCCCCACCTTCAGGAGCAGCAACAGGAGCGGGAGCGTCGTCTTCTGAATCAATTGCAATAGCTGCAACCGGAACACTCGGAGCTTTCTCTTTCTGGATTGTGGAAATCTCGGAAACATCCAAGCCGTACTTTCCAGCCAACTGACGAACAAACAAAGCTTGCTGTGCTTTTGACTCTAGCGAAGAACGCCAATCAAGACCTCTTGCACCGTAAACCTCATCATAAGTCACAATGCCAGCTTCCAACTCTGCCAACTGAGCAGCGGAATTACGACCAACATCGACATTCGGAGAGCGCGGAGCGGTAATCGCTACTTCGTACCAGTCAGAAGGAGCGTCATTCAGCGTAGGATCGCTCTTGATGGCGTACTCCATGACGTACTCGTAAATACGTCGAGCAGCCGAAGACATAACTTGATGGCGAGACTTGAACCAGACCGCCGACATATCCAGCGCACCGCGATAAACGGTTCCCTGCATCGACTCTGGATAAACAAGAACGTAAGGAATACCAACGCCAGCACAGACCTTTTCGGTCAGTTGCCGCCAATACTCCCGCATATTTACACCGGGACGCTCCGTTGCGAACTGCTCAAATGAATCACCGTTCTTGAGAACCTTAACAGCAGAGCCAAAAACCTGTTCGTAATAGTTCTCAGCGGTGTTCTGTCCAGTCTGCGAGATTCCACCAGAGCGAAGGCTGGAAGCTTGAATCTCACCGGATACCGTCTTAACGATCTGAGCGACGGAAGCACCAAGCTTACAAGCTTCCATCTCCAGCTTTTGCAGGTCGTCAAGATCGTGCAGGTCGTTAATGACGCACGACACAAACGGAAGACCTCTTAGCTGACCAGCGCGGTTTGGCTCGTAAATGTGGACAACCGAGTCAGAGCCAATAGAACGGACATCAGTGAGGTTCCCCTGAGTCTTCTCGTTACCGATAAAGTAAGCGATAGCGCGACCAGTGCGCGGATCAAACCGGATACCATCAAAGATAGTAAGGTCTGACTCCATCCCTACCGGAGTTGCAATTGACTGAGCTTCCAGCAACTGCAAGCGCGGCTTTCCGCTCTCACCTTTGGTTAGTAGAATGAAGCTCTCACCATCAAAGAACCAACCGCGAGCGGCTTGCGACATCAACGTTCCAAACGACTGGCGAGAGCTAATGTCAGGATAGCGCGACCAGATATCCCACCACTTTTTAGCTTTGAGATTCCACGCCGGATCACTAGAAGCCGGTTGAACAGAGAAATTAGAACCGACAGTGTAAGACTCAAACAAGTCTCCCAATCTGTTCATAATCGCGTTGTTCTGTTCAAAGAATCGCGATTTGCGAACAATGGCTTGACGGGTCGAACTGGTTACGTCGAAACGAGCCGAAGTGTAAGACGTATCGAGATACGAACGACGCAGAGACTGACCGGCTCCTTCGTACTTGTTAACGGGAGAAGGAAACAGCTTGTTGGCTATGGTTTGGAGGATTCCCATTAGCTCATCCGAGTTGTGGGTTCACGCCGAAATTGCGTGAAATCCCCATAATACCGAGTGGTTGCAACAAGAACACTACCAAGCATCTTGTTGTAAATCTGGAGATCGGACGGACTGGTAATGCCGTCTCCATTCAGGAGAACCACAGCGTAATCATAATCGCTCAACAGTGATTCCCACATTTCCAACATCTCACCAGCGGAAGCGGAACCTTTTCCGGGTTCAGCGAACTCAACCGAAACGTCAGAACTGGAAGTGCTGCGAACAACTTGACCAGACTCCAGAGTGTTAGCTGCAACAGTAAGCTTTGCAGTCAAAGCTTGAAGCAAAGTCAAAGCACCAAGACTTGCGTATGTAGTACGCAAATATGAACGCTTTGTTGCTACTGTGTAGGTCAACACTCAGCGGACTATTCACACAGCAGTCTTAGTGTCAAGCGGCAGAACTTTCCGCTGTGCTGGATCTTAGGTCGTTCCATAACATCACCATTGCTAATTGCATGATCTCGCAGTCATGCAAATGGTCCGGCCAACGAGTATTTCGCTTGAACCACAAGTGCTTGATTCGACCAGAGCGGTTAGCTGTCGGTTTCAAAACGTGAGAGTCCAAGTGCTTCCAGTATGTATCAGAATCAGCCGCAAATGCTCCCTCAGCCTCAAGCGGTGCTGGCAAGCTGCAAACGGTCCATTGGTTAGTTTCCGATCCTTTACGGAGCCGCTGGAGAACGTCCCGCAAATGCTCAGTGTCAAAGACTAGAAGTGGCTGGACGACATCGGTACGCATTGACGTTGAGGTCGTGATTCCAAATGGATGGATCGAGCCAGTTTTGGAAGTGAACCGCGCACCAGTCTCTCGACCTTTCATTGGCAACCAACCGATCAACATCGGCTTCCGCAGACCTCCCTCCGGTGGGTAGCGCAAGCCGCAGGGATAGGTTATCGGAGAGTTGCTGAGTTGAGAAAACTCCGCGCAAGCATCGTACACCGCTTGCGTGTTGTAACCGGAGTCAATCCCAACATCCATGTCATGGACTTTGTAGTGAAGCTGGATACGTCGGAGAGCGGCAAAGTCGTCAGCGTGACCAGCCGCAACCAGTCTTGAGTTTCCGCCGGACCATTCGCGGCAGACCCACCAGAGAAACGGAGCAGCGGCTTGTACGTCTGCGGTCAGATAGCGTCTGGCTTCCGGCATCTCGGCATCGGATACAACTTCGACGCGCTCCTGTTGGGTCTCTTGGTTTTCCCACGGTTCCGACAACATTCCGTTGATGAATCCCTGCAACCCCATCATCGAAGACTTTGCTTCAAGAAATGCGACCGCAAGATTTCCCCAAGTGCATTTGCGATCCGGTGAGTAGAGGCTGGAGAGATGGTAGCTTCTGACGCTTGGGAGGCTCGCTTTGTTCTCGGCGATCCAGCGACCATGACGCAGCGCGGCAACCTTTTGGCTGTCGGTAATCTTACCCTGACAAAGTTGGCAGACGTAGTGAGCGGAAGTGCGTATCTGCTGCCAGTCCGGTCGTCCTTCTTCGGTCTTGGCATTGTCCCAAGTGACTTGCCGCCACTCTAACTTGATCGGCTCTTTGCAGTGCGGACACGGGATGTAGAAGCGTCGCTGGTCTCCGCGAAGATACCGCTGCCAGATTCGTCCCTCAGAGGTCGTCGGAGTGCTGGTGAAGAACGCTTTGGAACTTGAAAACGCTTTGAGCCGCTGCTCGGCAAGATCCAGAGCGTCAGCTTCCTTTGCGGTAGCGTCCGCGAACTTGTCCACCTCATCCCCAACCAGAATGCGGACTGGTCGAGACGCTAGATTTGCCGGTGAGTTGGAGCCGACAAAGGTCAACGTGCATCGGTCAAACTGCTGCTCAAGATTGGTAATCTGGTCTTTGTCCGTTGGGAACCGCGCAACCATTGCCGGTGAGTCTTCCAGCATAGGAAGCCAGCGGGATTTGGAGAAGCTACGAGCCAGATTCTCACTTGGCATCAACCACAGCGCGGGACTCGGTTCAACGTCGATAGACCAAGCCAGACCAGCCATCAATGTTGTCGTCTTGCTGGTTTGCGAACCCCAGCAAAGCGTGACCTCAGAGACCGCTGGATCTTTCCAGCATTCAAGCGGCTCTCGGCAATAAGGTCTGACTGCCGTGGAGAATGGTCCGGGGTGTTCAGTCTGACGCTGACTTAGCGATAGGTTAGCTTCTGCCCACTCGACCACAGACTGCCGTGGAGTTGGTCGCCAGAGTTGCCGTCTGAACTCTAGGATTTCACGCTCCAAGTCAGTCATCAGTAAAGCTCCTCAGGAATCTGACCGCTCTTGATCTGGTAGTGAGCGGCTCCACTCATATCAATCAGAGCCATACGCTCAGTGCGTCCGTTAAGCGTTTTGTCGGTGGCTTGGTGATTAGCCGCCCACGATGCGTTGCGGTTGAAGATCTCGACCATCAGCACCGAGTCGTCGTCGAACAAATGGAGAACCCCATAGAAAGGAATCCGAAGCTCTTTGGTTATCAGCAAAGCCGCTTGAAGCTTTGACCATGAAATCATCCAGCGGTTACCGTAAGTGGTCTGAAGCTTGGTGAGACCGTAATTGCGCGTCTTGACCTCATAGCTTCCGACAATGATTCCTTTGGCTGGATCGTGTATGAACCCGTCAATGCGCGACGGTTCATCGTTGGAGATTCCGATAAACTCAAAGCCAGTCTGACGCTCGATAGCTTTGAGCGCGATCCGATTCTGTCGGAGTGCTTCAAGACCGGCTGGTTTTTGGCAGTTTAAGATTTCCACGGGTCTGTTTGATGCAGAGTCTTGAGACATACTTCTTGGACCCAACGGTCTAGCTCGCGTTCAGCGTGTTCTGGATCGTGCGGAGCAATGCGTCCAGCCAACTGCTTGGGCATTGATTTGAGAAGACTGGCGACCGCTCCGTCGTGGTCTTGCATCACTTTCTTGACCCAAGAGCCAGAAACCAGAGTGCGCTCCTTCTCGGATAATGAGATTACGTCCTCCCGTGCGCTAATAAGGTTTTTCGCTGCGGTAGCGTGAACCGTAACCATTCTACCAGCATCGAGAGATCGAGCAGCCAGAGCTTCGGACGCTAGATTGTAAGCGGCTCGCTCAATCTTCTTCTGTCGCTCGTAGGCTCCCTGCGGTGAGTCTTCAGTCGCTAAAGCAGCATTGATGGCAATCGCTGCTTCCGGTGGCCTGTACGGTCCGCTGGACGCTTCTGATGAGCTTTGCTGCTGTTGCATTGCAGCAAGCCGTTGAGCGTCACTCGGTCTGCCGCCAATACCTTTGCGTGAACCTCTCCAAGCGTCAGCTTCTTCTGGTGAGGTCAACGGCATTCCATTAGCCACTAGCTGCGACACTCGACCTTTGGATAAACCGCTGTGTTTGCAGTAATCTGTCTGGGTCATCGCAACATAATCGGGAGTTCATCCGGCTTCATCTTCAAGAGTTCCTGAAGACCTTTCTTGACCGTGTTGTACGTCGGTTGCTTCGGGTCCGGTTGATAGAAAGCGGCAACTTGATCGACGGTGAACGACCCGCTTTTTATGCGGCTTAGATGCCACTTAAGCGTTGAGTGTCCGATATTGAGAAGTAGGTAGTCGGTAGCTAGTGACATATGTTTGTATTACAATAGCGAGTTCGCTCGCGCTAGATCATCGGTCCCGCGCGATCACC